GAGTGTGTTCTTAATGCTGTTATAGTTATCTTCGTATGCCTGCCGGGTAGTCTCCAGAGCAGCTTTCTCAGCTTCAGCTGCAGCCTTGACCTTCTCCTGGGCAAGCTCCAGCGTCTTCTCACCGGCTTCTTCAAAGAAGCCCTTGACGTCATCCGTATGATCCTGGACGATTCCGGTGACCGCCTGCACGGCCTGCCCGAATAGGTCGACTGACGCAGCTTCTTCCTTGATGGCGCTGGCATTCTCCTCTGTGGCCTTCTTCGTGTCCGATTTAGCCGCGAACAGTTTCTTGTTCGACAGGACCATGCCGTCGGTCAGGTCGACCGCCTCAAGCTGGACCTCGTTCTCGTCTTCCTGGGCCTTGGCGGCCTTCTTGGCCGCGTTGCCCTTATCCGATGTAGTCCCGGTCAGCTTCTTGTAGGCGTTCTCGGTCTGCCCGGCGATCTTCGCCGCTTCAGACTCTGCCTTGCTGGCCTTCTCGGATGCTGTAGCAGCATCGGCCTGCGCCTGGATCAGCCCGTATATGGCCTCCTTCGTCGTTCCCGCGGATCGGGCAACTGCGTCCGCCTGCTGCGGATTCAGCAGAAGGAAGTCCTCGACCGACATATCACCGAGAACGCCGACCAGCTCCTCCGTGGCTTCGTTGTAAGCGCTCTGTGCTCTCTCTGCTTCCAGCGCTGCCTCGGCCTGCGCTTTGTAGGCGCTCTCAAGTGCCTCCGCATACGCCTGCTGCCGGATCTGCTTTTCAGAAGACTCGAGTAATGCGTCGAGCGCTTCTGTGGTGAGCTTGATGCTTCCGGTCTCTTCGTCGTAGGCATCGCGCAGGCCCGGGATGACGGATCCCAGTTTCTCGACTGCCGTCTTTAACTGGTATTTCTCAAACTCGGAGAGCTCCTCTCCTTTAGTCGCCTTCTCGAGGACCGATCTGTACGCCTCGATGTCTGCGACGTTCGTGTCGGCCTTCAGTTCGACCTTCCCGATGTCGTCGAGGCTCTTCTGTGTCTCCTCGATCTCACCGTTCAGCTCCTGCAGGTAGTTCTGCAGGTCGTTGTTCTCCGGAGGCGTGAAGGCGTTCGTCATCGCCTTCAGCAGGCTTGTGACGCCTTCTGCGAGCATTCCGAGCAATGGTGCTATGCTGGCGCCGGCGGCATTCTTAAATGCGGATATCTGCGAGTCAAGACGCTGCAGGGAGTCATCTACCTTCCCGAGGGAGTCGAGTGTGTCACCGCTCAGGACAGCGCCTGCCTCGTGCGCCTCATCCGCGAAGTTCCGGAAGCCGGCGGATCCTGTCTCGATCAGCGGATTCAGGTCCCGGGCGCTCTTGCCGAAGATCTGCATCGCGATCGCGTCGGCCTCGGTCTCGTTCTCTACCTTACCGAGTGCGTCTATGCAGTCCCAGAAGACATCCTCAGACTTGCGCAGGTTCCCGTTCGCATCCGTGACAGATACGCCCAGCTTCTGGTAGGCCTCCGCGTATGCCTTGGATCCGGACTGCGCGGATGCCATCGACTTGACGTTCTTTCCGAGTGCCTTCTCGACATCGGCCAGATCCGTATCGATCAGCTCCGCCGCGTAAGCATATTCCTGCAGGGTGTCCGTAGACAGCCCGGTAACGGTCGAGGCTGTAAGGATCTCGTCGGCGTAAGCTGCTGCAGCCTTGCCGGCGTCCACAAGCGCCTTGACCGCGTCTACCGCCGAATCCGCGAGCTTCTGGGCCGCGTTTGCTGCGATATTGCCCAGTGCGACCTTGGCCACATCTCCGAGCCCCTGGGACTCGTCTGCGGCGTCTTTAACCCGCCTGCCGTACTCATCGATCGAGTCGGCGCAGCCGTCCGCGGACCGTTCCGCTTCGTCAAGGTAGCGGGCGTTCTGGTCGACCTCATTATTCAGTCTTGCGACTGCGGTCTCTGCCCTGGTCTGTTCGAGCCGGTACTTCACGATCTCACTTGTGGCCTTCGCCTGGTTCTGCTCTCCGAGCTGGACCTTCCGGGCTAATGCATCGACGGCCTTCTCCTGCTTCGCGTAAGCGTCGGTTCCCTTATCCATCTTGGACAGGGCGGACTGTGCTTCCTTCAGCTGATCGCGGTAGTCCTCAGTGCTCTCCGCTATTCTCTTTTGCTGCTGTTCAAGGGATTTGATCCGGGAGTGGTACAGCTGGACCTTCCGCTCGGCGGCCTCCAGAGTCCTGGTCAGGTTCTCATGCTTAGCCCGAAGTGCTTCGACCGAGTTGGCCTGACCCCGGAACTCCTCTGTGACCTTCTTGGACTCAGCGTCCAGCTGCTTCAGGTCCGCATTGACGCCGGATATGTCTTTTCGAAACTGAGCGCCGCCATCGAGGCGGACACTGGCTTTGAGTTCATTACTGTTTACCGGCATTTCTCTGCGCTCCTATATGTGTTAAGGCAGCATAGATAACGGCATATAGTCGTCTTCTGCCTTCTTCATTCCATTGATAGTCATGTACGCATCATTCAGCAGGCTGAATTTGCGCAGTGTGAGATTCCATGCCGCGTCCTCAGTCATCTGGAACCGCGTCATGGCTATGATCAGAAATTTAGGTATCTCGATGATCCCGGAGTTCTCGTCTTCGCGCTCCGGTTCATCCCTGTCGTCCGGGATCGGCATCGACTCGACAAGCGCCAGATCGATCGCCGCACGGACCGTCTGCAGGCTTCCCTCACCTGTCAGGGTATTCGTCTTCAGACTCTGCATGATGTCCGTCCTGGACAGTTCGCCGCCGCACAGGGCGAAGACGATATCGACCAGGTACAGCAGGCCCTCTAGCGTGTCTTTTCCGGCTTCCTCGATCATCCGGAAGATGCTGGTCGCCGGGTGCATATACTGCAGCTCGTCGATCACCTGAAGGGTAAAAAGGAAGTGCCGGTCACTTCCGTCGAAGTTGACCGGCACGCCTTCAGGTCTTAGGTTGCTCATGCGCTGATCCCGGCCTGCTCCTGCAGCCATGCGAGAGCAGCTGCCTCAGTGGTGAACAGCTTGGTGTGGCTGACCTTGTAATTGGTATCCTGCGGAATGACATCCGCCTCGATCGTGGTGTGCGCGAAAGAGATGTTCTCCTGCTTGGTAGCATTTTCGTCATTCGGCTCGCGGAACATGAGCTTCTTGTACCACTTCGCGACATACTGCTTCACTCCGGAAGCCATCTCTACGGACATTGCGCCGACGCCGACATACGGTGCCTGATCGTCAGCCTTGACCTCCAGGCCGTTCTCGGCGCTGTAGGTATGCCCCAGAAGGAACGCCCTCTCCTCGAGGGTCAGCTGATTCGCCTCGATGGACAGCGTGCCGCCGCTCATCTCGTTCGCCACTTCCGCAACAACATCATCGCCGTAGTCCTTCACACTGGAGGTAGTCGGCGTGAAGTTGAATGTGGAGATCTTTCCGAACTGCGCGCCATCAGTGTAGGTGTCGTCTGCAGTCCACTTTGCGTAGAACATTTTTCTAACGCCAATTTTCGCCATGTTATTCCTCACTTTCTGCGACTATATCGCATTCCCATGAAAGCCCGTCCATGCCGTTGTCCGGATCAGACAGACTCGTTATTGATGCAAAAGAAAAACCTGCCTTGTACAGCAGGTTTCTCACTCGATTCCGCATGGGCGTCTGGTTCTCACCCATAGGGAAGTAATAGTTAAGTCTCACCCAGTAATGGATATGACCCGGATCATCGTCTCCCCAGTCATCCCCGCGATCGTCTGTGATGTCGTAGACGAAGTAGTGATCCTCCGGTCCGGTGTAGACCTTCGGATAGACCGGCGCGATGTCCTTCACAGCGCCCCTCAAGAGCGCTCCGATACTCATGACCGTCCTCCCGCGGAAGCGATCGCGGCATCGATCTCGTGCTGCATCGCTTCCAGGACCTTTGGCCTGGCATCGTTAATCGCCTTCCGCATGAACGGATGCGCAGCCTGTTTGGCTGTTCCGTATTCCAGGTACCATAGCTTGTCATAGTTTCGGACGGATCCTCCGGCATTCGCCACGCGAGTGATCGGATGACCGCGCTTGCTGGTGCCGATGACCTTGGTATACGTGCCCTTGCTGTGGGTATCCGTACCGTGCGGATAGATGGTCGTCATCTTTCCACCGTTCACGTTCTTGATACCGTCCGACTCGATGCTGGTCTCCAAGGTGCCCTGCGAATAACCGCGATCCGCGGCATCGTGGACGGCCTTGACCAGTTCCTGCGTCAGGATCTCACCGCCAGCCTGGACAGCGTCTTCCATGGCTCCGTCGATATTTCCGGCTATAGATTCGAGGCGCGCCATGAAGCTGTCTACACCGTCGAGATAGAATCCCGCCTGTCCGACTCCCTTCATGCAGTCACCCCCCTCCGTACGAGCTGCCCGGTCAGCTCGACCGTGCGGTTGCGGTCCTGATGGTATACGCGCTTGAGCTCGTACACAACACCGGTCTCCACATCGATGAACTCTGACCAGTTCCGCGGAAGCCCGTGAAGGTTCCGCCCCATGACAACAGCAACGACATCTGCGCTGTATCCCTTCTGCTCAGCCAGGATCTGATCACCGCGCTGGGCAGACTGGAGGCTTGCCGGAATAGATCTGTACTGGGTGACTGTGGTCGGATATCCCTCCGCGTCCTGTGTGACCACGGACGACTCGGGGATCTTAATCACTGATGTCCACATCCCAGGCACCTCCGTCCTCCAGCTGCAGATTCTTTACGCCATCGCTGAACAGCTTCAGATACTTGTTCGTATCTGTGCGATCCTGCCCGCAGTAGGCGTTCACGTAGCTTGTGATAGCGATAATGATCCTTTTATCGATCGGATCCTCCGTAACGAACAGATCCGTCGGAACGCCGGCAGCGAGCATCTTCGTGACTGCCGCCTCTATGGCATCGCGGATCTCCTCGTCGAATGCCGTAAGGGCCTCGGAGTATCCGGCGCGGGTCTTGATTTTCGGAAACCAGGCGAGCACAAAAGTAGGCATACGTTCGGACATAAATGTCTTGATGTCTGCCGTGTTCATAGGATCACCTCATTTCTTCGCCGGTTTCTTGACTGTTTTCTTCGGCTTCTCTTCTTCCGCCTTCTCGACAAAACCAAGCGGCAGCCATTTGGCAGCGATGCCGTCCTCAAGATCGAGGACGGCACCGGCCGGAAAGAGCTTACCGTGGACGGAGAGCGGATGGATCGCTTTTACTTTCACCCGCTTTCACCTCCATCAGATAGTCATGTTGAGCTTGACGAAGGCGTTCGCATCGCGGACCACGACATCCTCGCGGATGATTGCCCTGAACAGGGTCTCGTCGTTCTCGAATGCGTTGTAGCCGGTCATGCTGGCCACGTTGGAAGCCAGGATGCTCAGCTGCTGACGATCGAACAGAGTGATCGCTTCTGCGAAGTCGCCGATATAGAACGGTGCGGTGGTGTCGGTCGGCAGATCTCCGTTCGGTACGATGACCAGCGGGAAGGTCTGAGCGCCGCAGGACAGACGCAGCTGGCCCGGGTTGGAGATGTCCGGAGTGAGCAGATATCTCTTGTTGTCGTCCTTCAGCTTATCGAGGAAGTTAAGGCCGTCGTCGTTGGTGACGATCTTCAGGTTCGGCTTGTAAGCCTGGCCGAGAGTCACATTGATCGCGGTCTTGATGTCATCGATACCGGTAGCAGCTACGCCGGTCTTGGTGTCCAGCGCTGCAAGGATCAGGCCGTTCTCAGTGACGCGTGCACCGTCAGCGATCCACTCGGTGATGATGTTCGTGATGTTGGCATCGGAATCAGCCAGCAGCTCGTTGCTGACCGGGAAGATGCCGGCATACTTCTCGATGGTGTAGCTGTATCTGTTGAACTTCGGCGTATCCTTCGCGCCGATCGCGCCCATCTCTGCGACAGCTGCCCATGCAGCCTGGTGACCCTTGACCTGGAAGGTGCGAGCGCCGGACATGGTACGAACGGACTCGACTCTGACCAGCTGGCGGAGGGAGAAGGTGGCGTCGCGCAGCTTCTCGACCTGGGTCTTGATGTCTTCCGGAACAGTGTAGCCGCCGTCTGCCTGAGTGCCTTCGGATCCTACGTTCTGGAAACGTCTGCGAGCAGCTTCTGCGAAGTCATGCACCGGATCATTCTCCGGAGCCGGCTTCGGCTCTGCCGGAACTGCCTGAACATCTTCCAGCTTCTTCAGATTTTCGAACTTAGCCTGCGCAGCTTCCAGCTCGTCCATCTTAGCCTGCGCCTCAGCGTCCTTGCCTTCCGCGTACAGGTTCTTGACTTCGTCCTTCATGTTGTTGATGCCCTCAAGCATCGCTCTGAGTTCTTTGCTCATGTGATTACCTCTTCTTTCCGTCAGGGCTTGATGCCTAGCATCCGCATCCTGACTAATACGTGTTCATGTTCTTTGTTCTGTATGTCTTCCGACTCCGGCTCCGGCGTTTCCGGTTCGGGTGAGACCGGCATCTTGGCCTTGATCTGCTCGCTGAGCGAGTCGATCACTCTGTGCGGGTTGTAGGCTGCAGCCACCAGCCCGTCTTCTGTGCTGTCCGCGTACAGGACTCCGTCCGCGAATCCCAGCTCGACCGCCTTCTTGGCGTTCATCCAGGTGCCCTCATCCTGCATGAGCTTCGCCAGCTCATCGCGGGAGCGTCCGGTTTTCGCCTCGTAGGCGTTCAGGATCGATTCCTTTACTTCCTTCATCACCTTGATGGCCTCTTTCATATCGTACTC